TCAAGCCTCGCTCGACATCGAAAATGTTCGCAAGCAGATTGCGGACATTCACGCCGGAGAAGCCGAGCGGATTACAGGAATTCGTCTGGTCTGCGAGAAGCACGGAGCGTCGAGCATTGACGTTTCTGGCAAGAAGGTCTCTCTGGAGGCACACGCAATCCGCGAAGGCTGGAGCGTGGACCGGGCCGAACTGGAAGCTCTGCGAGCCTCAAGGCCGAAGTCGCCAGCAATTCACGTCGCTCAGGATTTCAGCTCAAACCTGGGCGTTTTGGAATGTGCGGTCGCAAAGACTGCCCGTCTGCCGAACAGGGAAAAGGCTTTCGACGAAAAAACGCTTGAAGCAGCCGATAAGCAATTCAAGAACGGCGTTGGTCTCCAGCGACTGTTGATCATGGCGGCTTCGGCCTCTGGATTCAACGTGCAGCAAGGTCCGCTAAATAGCGTGACCAAGGACTTCCTCCGTGCCGCTTTCAGTATGCACGAAGTCATCAACATCTTGTCCAACACCGGAAACAAGATGCTGCTCGAAAGCTTCAATGCGGTTGAGTCGGTCTGGCGAAGCATCGGCACGGTCAATTCAGTCAACGACTTCAAAACCAAGACCAGCTACCGACTGGTCGATGATGCCAAGTTCGATAAGGTTGGGCCGGACGGACGCCTTAGACATGCCGTGTTTGAGGAAGAGTCGTTTACCAACCGTGCAGAGACCTACGGCAAGATTCTGCAGCTCAACCGGCAGGACATCATCAACGATGATTTGGGTGCCCTGACCAGTCGCGCTCAGAAAATCGGCCGAGGTGCAGCCCTCCGGCTAAACGAGGTTTTCTGGACTGAGTTCAACAGCAACTCGACCTTCTTTACCACGGCCCGCAAGAACTATTTCGAGGGAGCTGCAACCAATCTGCAGTTCAGCTCGCTGCAGACCGCCGAGCAGATGTTCATGGATCAAACCGATCCTAAGGGCAATCCCCTGGCAGTCATGCCGTCGATCTTGCTGGTTCCGACCAGCTTGGCAGTGACGGCCAAAGAGCTGTTCGTCTCGCAGAACATCGTCACCGGCTCCACTGGCAAAAACATGTCGAGCAACGTGTTTGCCGGGATGTACCGCCCCGAAGTCTCAGCCTATGTCGGAGCCACGGCTTTCGGCGGCACTCAGACTTCATGGTACTTGCTGGCAAATCCGAATGACCTGCCGACGATTGAAGTCGTTTTCCTCAATGGACAGCAGACGCCAATCATCGAAGAAGCCGAGGCCGACTTCGACATGCTCGGGATCGCGATGCGAGGCTACTTCGACTTTGGCGTTGCAAAGCAAGACTGGCGCGGCGGCGTGCGAAGCAAGGGTGCCGCCTAGTTTTTAAGGAACTTCCCTAGACCTGTTTGCGGCGGCTTCGGACTCCCAACCGAAGCCGCCGCTCGCGGAAAACAATCTCAACATCACGCTCTAAATTCAAGGCAGATAAGTCATGGCATTAGAAGTTCAGTTTTTGTCTGGCAACGTAAATGTGGTGGATTACACGCCCACGGTCGATGTGCCGGCTGGTCGCGTCGTCGTTGTCGGTGCGACCCCGTTGATCGCACACACGGCCATTCCCGCCAACCGACTCGGCGCGGCTGCGGTCAGTGGCGGTATTTATCAGGGTGTCTCGGGAGGTGCTATTACCGCCGGCGCAAAAGTCTGGTGGGACGACACGCTCAACCGGGTTACGACAACATCCGCGGGAAATCAGGTTCTGGGCTTTCTGTTGCCGAACAGTTCGGCTGCGGCAGCTGGAACGAATGTCCAATTCATCCACGATCCAGCGGCCTAGTCCATGTCGCTGATCACTACGGGGCTTGCTTGGCTGTCCAGTCAACTTCCTTCGGCTGCCGGCCAAGCAGTCACGTATTTCAGCGGACTCAATCAAATTTCCATCCCAGATGCGATTCAAGGCCGCGAGGTTTTTGAGTCGGATGGCGAAGATGGAAATCTGATCCGCAGCGTCCAAATTGACTGGATTATTCACAAGGACCGCCTTCAGATTGGAGGCGTCCTTTTTGTTCCAAAGGTGGGAGACCGAATCGTCTCTGCCGACGGAACCTACGAGGTGCAGCTTCTCGGGGACGACCCTTGCTTTCGCAAGCCGACCGATGAGCTTTACCGGATTCACGTTCGCAAGGTTTCTGGATAACTGACCGGATGGCAAGCAAGACCAACGCACTTAGGCAGGGAGTCTGGACTGCAATCGCAGGCTGGGTTCCTTCGCCGGAAGGCACTTGGCCCAGCTTTGCCGCCGAGATGGACTGGTATCTGACCGACAATTTAGAGGAGATTTCCGGGCTTCAAGTCACCGTCTCGCCGGGAGCAATCTCTGGCGTTCCCAAGACCCGCAGGGACATCGAGCGCACGACGCGGATCGCCGTCCAGATTGCCAAGAAGGTTTACTCAGACGACGAGATTGACGGCCTGCTGGAATTGGTCGAACGGCTCGACAAATTTCTCTACGCCTCGGCCCGAGAAATCGCCGCCTTCAGACTGTCTAAAACGGAAATCCAGACCTACGACTGGAAAATGCTCGAGCAAAAAAGAATCTTCCACACAATTCTCATCGCCACCTACATCAGCTTGGAATGAAAAGCCATGAAAAACATTTTGCCTCTTCTGTTGGTTCTCTGCCTTACTCCCTCTGTCTCCCTTGCCCAGGAGAAAACTGAAACAGCTCAGACGCTTACCGAAGCGACTGAACCGGCCGGCTCGCAGCTCGAGGTGCAGCGGGAGCGGGTCCTCGCGTTTCAGGTCGCTTTCAATCAGCTTGCCGAGCAGAACCGATTCCGGCCGCTGCAAGCAGCCAAGCTGCGACGCGCGGCAAAGGACCCCGCGCTCTGCGAATACCTTGCGATCCGTTATGGCGGCGAGCTTGATGAGGTCGCTTCGGAAGTAGCCGCGGGAGACCAGTTTTACGGTTTCATCAAATTCATCATCGCCAACCAGGAATCAATTTTCAAATTCATCACGACCTTGATTGACCTGTTCGGATAAACACACCCGGCGAAAAAACGGAAACCAACCTATTCGGCTCCAACGACGCAAAGGGCTAATTCAGTGAAGAACCTGCTTTCAATTGTCTGTGTAATCCTGTTTGTCAGTTCGGCGGATGCGCAGCTCTTTCGCCGCCAATCTGCGGTCCAGTGTCAAAACGGTTCCTGCCAAGGGCAGGTCGTTTACGGCGCTGCACCAATTACTGTCGCACCTCAGCCGGTTGCCGCCCCAAGTGCGGAAGAAGCATCAACGGCTTGGTATAAGTCGCTCCGTGGGCCAAACGGAGTGATAGTTGGCGGCGAGGATGGAGAAAAGATTCGGAGCTGGTCCAAGCGGGCAGTTCGAATCATCAATGGCAATTCCTGCGGAACCGGAAGCCTCTGCGGCCGAGACGATTCTGGAATTTATATTCTGACCAACGCCCATGTCGCCGGCTCAAAGATTGCCCATACCGTCGTCTGCGAAGCACTCTTGGCCGATGGCAGCGGGACCGAGAGGTTCTCCGCAAGAGTCATTGAGGCCGCCTACAGTTCTAAAACGTCTACAGACTGGGCGCTTCTAAAAGCGGACTTAAAAAACATGAAAGGGCTCACGCCGATTAAGCTATCGACGGCTGAGCCGGATACATCCAAGCTGACCGGCACTTGGGGATGCCCTCGCTGTGAGGTGCCCAGCGGCCAGCTCTGCCGCACGTTGCAACTTGGCAGTATTTGGCTCTGGCAACCCAATTCGATTGGAGGCCAGAGCGGCTCGGCTGTCGTGCAAGACGGAACGCAGAAGGGGCTCCTGACCTGGACAATCAACGGCAACGGTGCCGGACAGAAGACCTCGACCATTTACCGGCAAAGCCAGCAGCACAATACAGACGGCCCAGCCAGAGTCCCCGGCATGATGATTCCGGCCTCGACTGCCGGAGTTGAACTGCTCGAAGGCTACCACCGCGAAACCTCGAGCATTTCTGAATACCCGATTTGGGACACAGGAACTCCAGGCGGCGGAGGCGGCGGCGGAGGTGAACCGCCAGCGCCCTGCCCAGAGATCACCGAAGCCGAGAAACAGCTTCGCGAAAAGCTAGGCTCAAGCTGGCCTAAGCTGATGCAAACTCTGCTGGAAATCTCGAGGATTTTAAAGTAGTTGCCGGCCTTTCAAATTGGTCCTTGGAAATTTTAACGCAATCCCAAAAGGTCTTAGTAGAGCTATGGAAAACGTCAGAGAGATTCTTGCCAGTGCCTTGAAGAACCTAAACGACTCCGAGGTCGTGGCAATCACGGCACAGGCAGCAAGGGAAATCGGACTTACGGTTGATGCCGGGACGCCCGATGCCCGTCCGGTTGAATTCAAAGTGTCTGAAATTCGCGAGCAACTCGAAGTTTAACAACGCCGCCAAATGGAATTGACCTTTAGCCAAGCAAAAGAATTCTTCTTTGACCGGATGAAGGTCATCGAAGCCGTCGAAAAGGGAAGGGCCAGTGCCCTGACTAAGCTTGGCGGTTTTGTGCGCACCTCGGCCCGGCGCTCAATGCGCAAGGCGAGGCGGATGAAAGAATCTGAACTCACCGAGGCCCAGCTTGCTGTGTGGCGGGCAGCGGGTGGAAAACGTGAAAACCTTCCGCTGAAGTCGAGCGAGCCTGGAGAACCGCCGAGGGTTCGCAAAGGAACGCTCAAAAACGGAATCTATTTTGCTTACGACCCCAAAACTAAGTCAGTTGTGGCCGGTCCAGTCCGGTTCGGTTCCGCAGGCGATGCGGCGGCGAATCTTGAATACGGCGGAAGGACTGAAGTCACCGTAATTGAACTAGCGAAAACTCGAAGTAAGGGCCGGAAGGCAAAAGGCAAACAACTCGAATCATTCCTGCGAAAGCGGGCGGCTGGAACGCTGCCTACTCTGAAGCCCCGAAAACGGAAGATAACAGCCAAGATTTCAAAGCGACCCTATATGTCGCCAGCCCTTGAAAAGGCTCGACCAATAATCGCCAGCCAGTTTCAAAACCTAATCAAGTCGTAGGAGCAACCCAAAATGACGAAACTCGGACTAAACGCAAAAATGTATCGAAACACCGGGACTTATGTGACCCCGGTCTGGAGCGAGATTAACGCAGTCCGAGACTTAACGATCAGCGACTCGATGTCCGAGGCAGACGTTACTCGCCGGTCATCGGGCGGATGGCGAGAAACGGTGGCAACGCTGAGAGAGGCTTCGGTTGACTTTGACATGGTTAATGTCGCCGGCGACACGCATATTCAAACCATCCGCGCCGCCTACGCGGCTAGGACGCCGTCCGAGTTCACAATCATGGATGATGGCATTGCCGTTTCAGGTGCTCGCGGCATCCGTGCGACATTCCAGGTCGTCAAATTCGAACTTTCGCAAGAACTCGAAAACGCGCAAATGTATTCCGTCACGATCAAGCCTTCACCGGCAGCAAATCCTCCGAGCGAAATGGTAATTGCGTAATGGCCGCTTTTAAGGATCGCCTCGACCGCACTTGGAACATCGACATCACGGTGTTCGAAATGCGAAAGGTCAAGAAAGAGTTCGATATTGACTTCGGCGAATGCGCAAGCAGCGAAAACAAAGTTTTCGGCAGGCTTGCAAAGGACCCGATTCTCCTGGTCGATGTTTTGAGTTGCCTTCTGGAAGACCAGATCAAGCAAACCGGCTTGAATGAACGGCAGTTCGCACAGGGAATTGTCGGAATTGGAATCAAAAATGCTGCCGATGCGCTCGTGGAGGCAATCGTAAATTTTTCAGAGCCCCTGGACGGGGCCGTGATGAAAGCGACTTGGGAGAAGATGACGACTACGAAAGAAATTGCGGCGGAGGAAGTTCTGGGAGTGATGAAAGAACTGGATGTGGCAACGATGGTTCGCGAGCGAATCAACGAAGCCCTGAAGCCGCTGCGAAAGAAGTCTGGAGTTTGATTTTTGAATTTGCTGGAGTTCTCGGGATAGAGCCGTGGAGGTTTACATTCGGAGAGCTCTCAGCGATGGCGACTGCGAGGCAGGCGGCAAGCTGGGAAGCGGTCTCTGCTCTGCTCGCCATGACCTATAACGTGCATTGCACAAGAAAGTCGCAGACCAGGCATCCAGCCGAGTTCAATCCAATTAGAAACCAACGAAAACGGCTGAGTCCCAAGAAATCTATCGAAGCCCTTTTGTCAGTCTTTGTGAGAAATACAAGCAAATAGGAACGCAAGCTAATGGCAGTACTTGCCTTTCCTTCTAGCGCAATTCTCGATTCGACAGCGGCAGGGCGATCCATCCTGACTGCCGCCGACGCTCCTGCGCAGCTGTCGGTATTGGGACTAGGCACTAGCAATTCCCCTACCTTTCTTTCGCAGATTTTGAGCGGTCAATCGCTCACTGGTTCTCAAGCGACAAGTTTGCTTGACTTGGCAACGACTTGGAACACGACGGGAACACCAACCGCAATCAATCTCGACGTGACGGACACGGCGAGCAATGCGCTAAGTTCGCTGGTGAATTTGCGGGTTGGTGGGTCGAGTCGGTTCAGGGTTGAAAAATCCGGTGTCGTTTACGCACAATCGACTATCGTTTCAACCGCTGGAAACTTGCAGGCGGCAGGCGAGATTTACACTCAAGGTTCATCAAGTAGGATTGGCTGGCAACCGGGAGGAACGTGGGATTTAATGCTATTCCGTGATGCTGCGAACATACTCGCACAGCGCAACGGTGTCAACGCGCAGAATTTCCGCGTCTACAACACGTTTACCGATTCAAGCAACTACGAGCGTGGCAAGTTTGCTTGGGAATCGAACGTCTTGCGAATTGGAACAGAGAAATTTGGAACGGGCGTAGCAAGGGCCTTGGAGTTTCAGACGGATGGAGTTACTCGTGCAGTCCTAAGTGCTACCACCGCTCAGTTGACTTTGCAAAACTCTGGAGGCGGCGCGTTTGTTCGGGTTCAAGATACTTCAGGGGCAAACCGATTTAGCCAGTTGTCTCTAAGCGGAGCAGGAACCCGCGTTGAATTTGGGATGGGGCTGGGAATCACTGGTGGTTTCGCGTTTATAAACAGCGGTGGCTGGAGCGCATTGGCGATCACAAATGGAAGCACTCAAAACGACAACGAGGTAAGACTTGGGACAAATGGAGTAGGAATAACTGGGCAAATCACCCCGCTCCTGATTGGTAACAGTTTTGCTCCAACTTTCGGCACTAGTACGTTCGTGGCGATCAATGTTACGTCAACGGTCAACCAGACTGGCGGCGCAAACGGAATCACTCGCGGTCTATACATCAACCCTACGTTGACAGCCGCTGCTGATTTTAGGGCGATTGAATCGGCTAACGGCCCAGTGGTTTTTACCGATACTTACGCGGCTGGTTCTGGTTCTTTGACTGGCCCGGCATTGGTTGTCAATCAGACTTGGAATACCAGCGGATCGCCTGCTGCGCTTCAGGTTAATGTCACAGACACGGCAAGTGCTGCAAACAGCTCTCGTCTCTTAGAGTTGCGAGTAGGCGGATCTCCTGTTTTCCAAGTAAGAAAAGAGGGGACGGTTTGGGCGGCATTACAGATTGACAGCGGAAGCTCATTTCGCGTTCTGAACAATGGCGGGTTTTTCAGCTTAGGTTCAAGTGTTGATACTTACTTGTTCCGCGACGCTGCTGGAATTTTCGCTCAGCGCAACGGAGCCAATGCACAGTCATTCCGCGTCTACAACACATACACCGACGCAAGTAATTATGAGCGTGGCAAGTTTGCTTGGGAATCGAACGTCCTGCGAATTGGAACAGAGAAACTTGGTACGGGTGTAGCCCGCGCATTGGAGTTTCAGACGGATGGAGTTACCAGACTGACACTAGCGGCAACTGGTGCAATAACAGCTTCCGCTCGGTTTAATTTTGCCGCGCCGACAACCGGAGCATCAAGTGCGAACCTCCCATCCGGCAGCGACCCAACCTCTCCCGCCCAAGGTGACTTGTGGGTCAATACCAACGGCGACCTGCGATACCGAAACGCTTCCTCGACAATCACCCTTGGCAGCGGTGGTGGTGGTTCGCAAAACGTGTTTAGCACGATTGCGGTTTCTGGTCAGTCAAATGTCGAAGCCGATACCACGACTGACACGTTGACCTTAGCCGCTGGCAGCGGAATTTCAATCACGACAAACGCGACAACTGATACCGTTACCATTTCAGCCACAGGCGGCGGTGGTGGTGGTGGTTTGTCTCGATACACAGCAATTGCATTGGGCTGGTAAATGAAACGAGTTGACACAACTGGATATACATTTTCGGCTTCGGGCAAGACCGTCACGTTTTCGCAGTTTGCGAATGTCGGACTGGGAAGAATCTTCCTCATCAATAACAACACTCGCGGCGTTGTTATTTACGACCCAAGCCAAACTACGACCAAAGGTAGCTTGGCTGGCTCGGTACTGACCTTGGATTTTGATACGACCGGACACGACAACGCCGATTCGCTCTCGATTTTCTGGGACGACTCAACTTACGTTTCCGCTGAAACGCCGATGCCGGTGGTTGCCTATGGCGAATTGCTCGAAGCAATCGAGGCAATGCGGTTTGCGGTTAACACGCTGACCAAGACAATCGGCATGGCACTACCGAACGCGCAAGGCTTTCCAATCATGGAAGTGCGGCAAGGAACGGCTGGAAACATGAACGTAACCGCTTCCGTTAGCGGAACCGTGACCTCCAACATCGGAACCGGCTCACTCGCCAATCAAACTCAGATGGGCGGGTTTGCCGCAAACGACCAAATCCCGGCATTGATGCACTTACAAGCCGACAATCTCCGGCGAAACATCTCAGTAACTTAGGAAGCAACCCATGCCAACAACCAACGGCAATCGAAAAATTCTGGATTTGAAGCGGTGGGAATTTTGTAC